TCGAACCCAGGACCCCATCCGTAAAAGGGATGTGCTCTACCTGCTGAGCTAGCGAATCATCCTGTGCGTTACTTCTGTAATGCGGGTGCAAAGATATGTGATTAATTTTTATCATGCAAATATTGAGTGCATTTTTATTTGTTTTTCATTTAGAAAAATATATATCAAAACAGATTATAATTGAAAATCAATATTTTTTCAAAAAATCGGCTTTTCACAGAAAAGGGGTGTTTTCATCAATTACGCAACCGGGGTTATTTCATATAAACCAAAATATCGGCCAGATAAGGATAGTGAACACATTTGCAGTGTTTGCGGTGAGCCGATACCACAACAGGCAATCATACATCCCTACGATTGACCTTAACGATCAAATACAAAGGGAGACAGAAAGGATAAAAATACACGCTATTTTCATCCGACATATATGAACTATGAAGATATTTGTGTAAATCTGTATAAGGAATATACCTCTTTGAAATCAAGAGAGTTAGAAGAATTACCACGTTTTGTGGTAATGATTTGGCAACCGTTCATGTTGCTGCGGTCTGCATCGCTTTGCTTGTTTCGGATAACTCTTTGTATGCAAAGGTATGACTTTGTTTTATGTAAAACAAAAGTATCTTAGAATTTCGGCTTTTATTATTGTTAAAATCATTATTTTTGCAATCAAAGAAATAACAATGAAAATTAATGGAAGATTTGAATCAACTTAAAATAGTTTTGGCAAAGAAAAAACGTACTAATAAATGGTTGGCAGAACAACTTGGAGTAAACCAAACAACGGTATCTAAATGGTGTACAAATACAACACAACCAGATTTACAAACATTGAAACGTATAACAGAACTGTTAGAAGTGAACATTCAAGACTTAATAAACTTCTCGTGAAATAAAACATAGTGCAATGAATGAAATAACAATATCATCAATGCTGCCTGCTGTTAGGAATACAGCACTCATGCGTGGTAAAACGTACATCGGAATTGATTTTGGTACATCAACAACGGTGGTATCTATCGCTTCCTATGATGAGTACGACCATAAAATCCATACGGAGTCTTTCCGATTGCCGCAAATGCTTCCTGACGGGACTTTATACAAGTCAGAGATAGTGCCTACGGTAATAGCGTGGCTGAATGGACGCATTTTGGTTGGAGAAGGTGCATCGCAAATGAAATACCAACTGAAAAAGGGAAAGAATATCTGGTATTCATTCAAAATGGAGTTAGGCGAGGATTTAGGAGCAAAGTATTACGATAGTGAACTGCGTGAGGTTGACCCTTTTCGGATAAAGAATCCTGTGGATGCTGCACGGGTATTCTTTGCCTATCTGAAATACCTCATCATTAAATACTGTACCGAAAATAATATCAGTACAGATATTTTGTATGCAGTAAGCATCCCTGCATCATTTGAAGCCAATCAGCGTAAAGATTTACTTGACGCACTAATGGCGAATGATATGAAAGTGTCAAAGCAAGCTCTTATAGACGAGCCGAATGCGGCTTTTATCAGCTATGCTGTATCACGGGCAGCAGAAGACCGCCCCATGTTCATAAGCCCAGATTATAATTCGAAAGTATTAGTCTTTGATTTCGGAGGAGGTACATGCGATATATCTATACTCGAAATAGGACAGAGTGCTAATGGATTTTTTTCTAAGAACATTGCCATTTCAAAATTTACGAAGTTAGGTGGTGATGACATAGACAGGTACATAACGTACCATTATCTCATGCCACGCTTTTTGGAAGCTAATGGAAAGAAAAAAGAACAGTTTCGGACGAATGAACGTAAACAAATAGCATCTGCACTTTATAAAGTCGCAGAACGACTGAAAATATTAGTGAACAAAACATTAGCAACGCTTACCTCTGATTTTGTAATACCTGATGTGAAATTGAGCGATTCAAAGACTGAAATAGAGTCTGAAGTTGAAATCATCACCAATAAAGGTACGCTCAAACAGAACAAGTTCTATCTGACGAATAAGGAACTTACAGAAACAATGGCTGTGTTCTTAAAACAAGGATTTGGTAAGACGACTCGCATAAAAGGAGAAGATGAATACAACAGTATATTTTCTCCTATAGAAAGTGCCATTAAGAAATCTAAAACTCTCAAAGAAGAGATTGATTATGTTTTGCTTATTGGAGGAAGCAGCAAAAGTCCATACATCCAAGAAGCCTTACATTCCTATTTTGAGGATTCGGAGATATTGGTTCCGATGGACCTGCAAACTCACGTTTCACAAGGAGCAGCCATTCACAGCTTATTGTTCAATGGTATGAATAAATGCCTGATACAACCTATCACGAGTGAACCGATTTTAATCATCACTAAGGACGATCGACCTAAAATCATTCTCCCTGCAGGAACAGAGATACCCTGTAACACTATAGAGATTGATGACTTGGTAACAAGCCGGGATGGGCAAAAAATTGTCGAGTTACCTATTTGTGTTGGTAATACAACAAAAATGCTTTTCAATTTGAAGATAGAATCTTCCATGCCCAATGGTTTTTCTATCAATACTCCAATCCAATTGATAATTGAAGTCAATGCGGATAAGATGCTGATTATCCATGCTACTTGCATGGGAACAATATGCCATGTGGAACCACTTAGTCCATTTGCAAATAAAGAATTGACAACCGAAGAAAGGGCTGCCCTAAAAGCAGAAAGACAAGCTAACCTTGAAGCCGAACAAAATGGCGGTGTACCTTCGAAAGAAACACTGATTACACTCAAACAGGCTTATCTGAAGATTGGAAATGATTTCAAGGCAGCAGAAACACTTGAACTTCAAAACGAATTATATCCAAATGTAGAAAACCTAAATTCGATAGGTGTACTCTATCATAATTCAGGGAATAATGAAAAGGCTGCAGAATTCTTTGAACAAGCTATTCAGCAAAATCCGAATAATGAGTATGCACATTTCAACTTGGGCAATACAATGAAGTTTATCAACAAAGATGTGTACAAAAGGGAGGTGCGTAAAGCATGCGAACTCAATCCTAATTATGACATAGCATTGATTGAAGCAGGACGTATAGATAAGGCAGAAGGCAAAACTGAAGATAGCAATAATAAATTCCATCGTGCTTATGACCATATGCTCCAACAATGGAAAACAAATACCTTAAAGGATAGTGCAAGTTTGGGATGGTTAGCAGCTGTAGCACACGAACTAGGAGAAAATGACATTGCAAATCAAGTGATGGCCTCTGCCAAGAAACTTGAAAATGATTCTTATTATAATAAAGAAAACCTGTCTAAAATTAGGGATAATGTATTAACAAATAATTAAATAGCTGCGATTATGGCTTGGATAATAGAAGAGAATAAACTTGATGCTCAACAACGTAATTTTCTTGACAATGTGGACATAAACCGCAAGAATGTTTGGATTAAAGGATTTGCAGGTTCTGGAAAATCTATTTTACTTGCATATACAGCAAAAAAAGTCCGTGCAAAATCGCCTTCTGCAAGCATTTTATTGATTGTATTCACACAATCATTGGTTGAAATGTTTAAATCCGCATTTAAGGAAATCGGATTGAATATTACCATAGAAACTTACTATAGGTTTATGAGAGGAAATAGCCATTATGACTATATTCTGTGCGATGAGGTTCAAGATTTAACACCACGTATTCTTCAAGAGATGAATAACCGTGGTACGCACGTTGTTGTAGCAGGTGACTCCAATCAGTCGATATATGACCATGACCCTCAATGGCAAGAAGCAACCGTAACTCCGTCAGAAATAGGACGACTAATCAATGGAGACGCTTTTGAATTAGGAATCATTCATCGCCTATCACGGTCTATCATTGATGCAGTGCAACGCTTCCTACCACGAATGAACATATTTTCTGCAAAAAGAGATATGACAAAAAGCGATACACAAATACGTTTGTGCGAAGCTACTTCCGAAGAAAAAGAAGTAGCTTACGTAATAGAACAGGCAACGAAAGCTGTGAATGTTGGTGATACAGCCGCTATTTTGATTCCATCTGCTCAAAAAATTATCCACTTCGTAAATTTAGCCCTTAGTCATGCCGGAAAACCAGTATGGGAAGGAGCAACCAACCAGTATGGAAAAACTGATTTTGGCGTAATGAATGCATTTCTCAAAGTGAATGGTATAAAAATGCAATATGTGGGTAATGGTTACGGTAACTTTTCTGAAAATGACCGTCGTATTATCCTTATGACATATCACAGCGCAAAGGGATTGGATTTTGATAATGTTTTCATCCCATTTGCTAATAACAATTTGTATATCAGCTCGGATGAAAGTATGGCTAAGACCTTGTTTATGGTAGCAATGACCAGAGCTAGGAAAAATTTGTATATTTCCCATTATGGCTATCCGAATGATTATCTGGATGCTTTCAAGTCAAACTGTTCGCACATAGATATTTCCACATCGGTGGCAAGCCAATCAACAACTAATAACAATAATAACAACCCTTGGGGATTTTAAATTGTAGATACAATGGATTATTTAGCAATTATACGTAAGGCGGATTTCGTAGATTTATTCAAGTATGGTAAATTGAATGTTTATTCGGCAATCGATTTTGATGGAAATATCAAGGCTCATGCTAATGATGATGATTTGTTTGAGAAGTTAACAAAGAGCATGAACTTATTCGAATACTCTTTTGAGTATATGGTGATACACTTTGTTAGCGATAATGGGAATGAGTATCCCTATCCCATAAACATTGAAGATGTAAGGGGGCTTTATACTTTTGATGAGGAAGCCAAAAAGGAAATGAACGTATCGTTTGATTCTCGAATTAGGCTTCACGTGTCACCTTGGGGTGAGAAATTTAAAGCTTTACACAATAATCAGTTAATGTCGCAATCAAAACGAGGTATTGATAATTTATGGGCGATATTTGATTTGTCGGAAACTGACAGAAAGATATGTGAATCTATTATTACCGATGATATCGTTTTCGAAGTATTTGATGAATTGTTTTCATATAAACGCCCGACAGGAGAACAATCTATATGGACGTATCTTCTACGATATGAACGCCATAGCTTTTATCCTAAAAATACGAAAGGGTATTTTTGTGATTATATCCATGTAGCTTGCAATTGGATGGCAAAAAAAGAAATGCAAAACGATGTTGCCATCGAAACAACATTATATAATTTGATAAAAGAATGTCCAGCAACGGATTTTAAGCCACTTTCACAAATAGCAATAAATTCAAATCTACCTTCTCGAACAGATGAAGTTGCAAAATGTCAATTTGCAGTAGCGGCTCCATTATTCTTGCTTATGAAAGACAAATTTGGCAGTGGATTTTCCATTGATTTTAAAACTATTAATTATGCCAAGACATTTGGGTTTGAATGTTCCGTTGCGGTATATCTTTTAGGACTAACTCTTGGGTATGACAAAACTTATGATGCGTATTACGATTTTGTAAAATTACCTATATTTGAATTACGAACTGAAAATCAAGAAGCTAATAAATTAGATTATGTGCAAGAATCTAACGAAAAAGAAATCTGTTCGGAAAATAGAAACGAAAATGTAGCAGTAAGTTTATCTTCTGAAGATACGATAAAAGGTAAAGACATATCCACCACGGACACAAATTTCCCAACAATAGAACAAGAAACTTCGCTCGTTCAGCAAGGACAACTATTTGTCATGGAAAGTGTCAATAAAAAGCAACCAATAGCTTGGCTTAGACTAAAAAATAAAAACGATAATGATTTTAAGCCAGCATTTAACGATAAGGAAGTTTCGACTTTGATAAGTAAGGGCTATAAAATCGCTAAAAGATTCAGCAATGAAGAAAAGTCGTATATCATTTCACAAGGTTACGAAGTTTCATGATTCATTTATCTTTAAAATATCAACGAGAGGATTGCAAGCGGTTTTGGTCTGTCCAAAACAAACTTGCTATCCTCTCGTTGGTATTGTTTATAATCCCATGCCCTTGCCTTTTCTATACGGCTCAACTGTCCTCCTAATGGATGAAAACAGCCTGTTGAACTGTTCCTTGAACCATTCGCCAATCAGTTGCCCATTTATGGCAAGTACAAGTTTGGACTTGTCTCTTGGGTCTTTCACCACTTGAAAACCTGCTCTTTCAGTTTTGAACTTCCGCTTGTGTTCCTCCGAATAGAGTTCACCCTCATAGAACAGCGGCTTGCCGCTGATGAGCATGGCAGTCTGTCTTTCGTTGAAGCCGACTTTAAGGCAGAACTTCTCCATGTGCACCAGTTCTTGGAACAGCGGAAACCATGTTTGTGCTTTTGAAATGATGGATTTCAAAAATGACACCTTTTTTTGGTGTTCTGCTTCCTTGTCCGCCATTTCCCTGCGGTGCTTGGCTTGCATCTCCATCAACTGCCGGTGGTGTTCTTCCTGCTGCCGCTGCATCTGTTGCTGCAACAGTTCTATGCTCTCGTCACGAGCTGTAACCTTGCTTTGCAGAGCATGGTTGTCGGCTTCCAACTCCTTGAGCTTGCCGCTGCCCAAAAGAGAACCAACTTTTGCCACAAATGCGGCTTTCGCTTCCGTCTTGGCTGCTTCCAGCTTCTCCGACTTGATTTCTTGCTTAACCTTATCAAGCTGTTGTTCCGCCTGTCGCTGTTCGGTCTGCAACTGTTGTACGTTGGCTTCCAATTCTCCCGTCTGCCGCTTCAGGTCACGGTAGTATTGGGCGGTGGTGGTATGCCGTGCTTCCGAACCACGGACACCACGCTGCAAGCCATATTTCGCCATCGCTGCGGCGTAGCTGTCATGGTAGGCGACCAGCTTCTCACGTGTCAGCACATCATCGGCGCACAGGCGAACGCCGTTGGATTTCTTGCGGTACGTGCGTTTGCCCTCTATCTGCTTCCTCTTGGTTTTCCTGCGCTCGCCTGTTACTATCGGCACGACCGTTGCGTGGATATGCGGTGTATGTTCGTCCATGTGTAGGACTGCCGAAACTGTGTTCTCCTTGCCGAATGTGCGTTGCAGCCATTGCAGGTTGTCATCACACCATTCGTCAAGTCTGCCCTCGTCCTGTATTTTCATCATATCCTCGTGCGTACCCGAAAGCACGATTCTAATTGCCCGCACTTGGTCAGGGGTTATCTTACGTTTGATACCAGCCGTACGGATACGGTGACTTATCGCTTCGGTACGGTCGGACACTCCATCAGGAAACTCCACCAGTTCACGGTTGAGATGTGTACGTGTGGGGTCTGCGGGC